TGCAGCGTTGAGAATACTTGGTGCGCTGATTGCGCTTACATTATAGACGAGAGATGATGCTGCGAGCTTTGCGAACACGCTACATACAGTATCTTCGATCCCGTTGAGGTTGCCCTCATTGTCAAATAAAGGCACAGTCATGACAATCTTGAAGTTAGCCATTGGGCTAATTGTAATGTGCTGATTATTGCTAGGTGTTAGATAAGGATCATCTGGGGACACGATTACAGAGTTAGCAAGAACTGTTGCAGGTGGATATTTAAAGGTCTGCCATTTAGCGTTATCTATCAGTGCAGTCGCTAGAGTGGTGCGTAATGTCGTGATGGCAACAGGCATTATCCCACCATCGAGCGTGGGTCTAGTGCGTGAGCGATCAATCCTCGCACCTTAGCGAGAAGCTGTGCGCTCATTCGGTAAGGGCTTGGCTGGAAATCGACTGCGTTACTGCCTGAAAGGGTGGCTGTACGCGCTTGCCAGATTTCAACAGATATCATCAAAGCTGCATTTTGTACTGCTTCGTCTGCTGTCCAGTCTGTGTAATTTGTAGCTGTGACTGTTCCAAACGGAGCAAAAGGATGCACTGGCTTTACTGCATTATGACTTGTAGCCATCGTTATTGAATAGGGTGTAACTGCTGTCAAAACTTTAGTGCCATTGAAGGTTGCACCGCACCCTGTCATCGTGACTGACTGCCCTACAAAATAAGTGTCTATAAGTTCTTCATCAAAGTAAAGTGTGCCCTGTCCTACAATGCTGGAGTGTGACACAGCAAAATGAGTATTAACCCATAGCATAGGAAGAAGAACTGCATCTGCTGCATCGCATACAGATTGAAGCGTGGCATCTTGGTACAGCGTACCGACTCCGAGTGTTGATCGAAGTTCTGCGACTGTTGTAAGTGCCATTGCAATCCTTTCTAAAGACTCTAGAGGGTCAGAGGGCTACTGACCCCCTAGAGCGACTTAAATGGGCTTAGATTAAGCCTTGTTGAACTTGAACGCGCCTGCACCGATCTTTGTTGCAACAGCACCATAGCCGTAGTAACCAATTTCAACGCGACCTGTTCCGACCTTATCAGCGCGTAGCTGTAGGCGTGGAGACTCGTACCATGTGTATGAGTCGCGGTTAAGTACGATGATTGAGTCATCGCCTTCTCCACCGATGTTGTAATCAACATAGAGATCAAGTCCTAGCAACTGTCCACGAAGTGAAGCAGCACCAACTGAACCCATTGAATTCATTGGCTGTGTTGCTGTAAGGATTGGTCGCTTTGATGTGTCGCTTAGAGCGATCAAGTTAGACCATTGCTTAGGTGAGCAAATTACACCTGTAGCAAATTTAAATGTGTTTGTGTAGATTGACTCAGCAGCGCGACCAACAAATGCTGCTAACTCTTCTCCATCCCAAGGAAGGGTTACTGCTGTTAGATCAGCTGTTCCACCTGTTTGGATCTCGTTAAATACATAAGCATCTGTTGCCTTTGAATAAGCATCTGCCATGAGTGACTGCAATTCTGCGAAGAATGCTGGAGATGTGCGGTCGAGAACCTCGACATCGAACTGTTGCATTCCTGCGAACTTTTTAACATCCACATCTAGGTACTCGATTTCAACCTGAGTATCTGAGAAAGCTGCCTTTTCTGCTGTTTCTGCAACAGTTGGAGCAGTCTTAACGCGTGGGATCTGGAACTTCATTCCTGCATCTGGAAGTGTGCCAGATGAAATTGCGTCAATAGTGGCGCGTGTTGCTGTTGTCTTTCCGTTGATAACTTCTGTCAATTGACGAGTTGGAACAAGACCTGCAACATCAGTTGTGTCTGTGTCTGAAGCTGCGCGTAGGTATTGACGAGCATCCTCATCACCAAATGAAGCGCGAACTGTGTTCTCTAGAAATGCCTCGTTTGATAGGTCAATGCGTGGCTTGGTGTAATATGCTGCTGTAACAGTAGGGCGAGCAGCTTCGACAGCCGATGCCTCTACTGGTGTTGCTTCGACTGGTGTGGTGTCTTCCACGACTGTCTCGCTTTCTGTAGTTGGGTTTGGTTCAACAGGTGCTAAAGGATGACCTTCAACCTCTTCTGCTGCTATCTCTAGAATCTGAGCAGACTTAAAGGCTGGTTCAGTTACTAAAGAAACTTCTTTTAATGTAGCCGCTGTAACGACTGTGTAACCATCGCGTGAGGGCTTTGATGCTTTAATTTCTGCACCGATTGAAAGTCCGGAAACGAGACCCTCACTTGCCATGATGAGAGCATCTGCTCCAGCTTGTGAACGGCTTAGCTTGAATGTTGCATAGATACCATCTGCGCGGTTTTCCGCTGAGATCATACGACCCACAGGCTTCTTCATGTCATGCTGAGATAACAACTTAATCTTTGACGGGTCTGTAATCTCGATAGAGTTAGCTGCAAAAGAGTAAGAGCCAAGATTAGTGTTACCCACTTCGCCTGTTCCCATTGGAACAATTTTGCCTGAAATTTCTCTGCGTTCCTCTGAGCACTCAATAGATGATGCTTCAATGTATAGGGTTTCCATTAGCTGTCCATTTCATTTCCGTTGGGAGATAAATCTTCCATTTCCATTGCTTGCTCTGTGCTAATTAAACCTAGAGCCAGCATCTTTTCGATTACCAATAAACGCTCCATTGGATCAACACGAAGGAATGTGTCATCGACTGCAAATTTGACATAATGCCCAGCGGTAGAAATGTCATCCATTGAAAGGCGGGCTTCAATAGCTTTGATGTATGGCTGAATCATCCAAATAAACTGCCTCCGCTCATCCTGAACATTCGCGTAAGTCATTGACTGATTTTGCTCAGCTGAAAGATAGTAAGGCGGTACTCCAGCAGCGCGAGCAATTTCAGTTGCAAGATTTTGCTTAGCCTCGTTATACATCATGTCTTTAGGTGAGAAAGATACTGGGTTGTATTCTAGAGTAGATGTTAGATATGCAGTTGCTTTATTTTGGCGCGCTGCTTTCCATGATGCTAATAATCCCTGAACTTCTTTAGGATCTAAATCAGCACCTGTGTTTTTAATGTAACCAGTTGCCATTGGTGTTTGTGCTGCAACTGAAGCAGCCTTATCTACATCGATTGCTGAACGAATAGTGCGAGCAGATGTAGTGAGTAATCCTTCATCTTTCTGAAATGTAATAAGTGAGCCAATGCCAGACATAGGCACAGCAACACCATCTACATAATACTGAGTTACAATTTGATTTGGAAAGTTTGTTGCATAAGTGACACGATCGTTGGCAATCCAATCAGCGCGAGCCATGCGACCATCTTCTGCATAAGTTTCTGTAATCTGCCAATAGGCTGTGCCGAACATAAGTAATGAATCTACTGTCCAGTAAAGTGTTACAAATAATGGCTGGTTAAGAGATGGTTGTTCTACCCAACGAGGTGGAGCAATGTGCTCACCTGTGGACTTCTTGTAATACTCAAGAGGAATTGTAGAAATAGTGCCAGCGATTAAATCTCTGCATCGCTTAACACTTGGCACTGTCATCGCATCGTTGCGCGATACAGCTGGGGCATAGTAGTAGTTATACCCATTGACGAATTGATCGCCTAAAATTTGAGGGGCGTATTGCGCTTTAAGCGATGAACGCTCATTCTCATTAGATGTTGCTTCAGCTTTGCGGAATAGACCCATAGTCATAAAGTGTAGCATTTGTCAAGTAATTAGACAACACGCCGCGGCGTGTCTAAGTATAAATCTGAGGCTTAGGCTGAGGGATCATTAACTTGGAAACTACCATTGCCAAGCCAATCGGTGCTGAGATGTCTCCAGCACTCTTTCGCTTGATGATGCGCCAAGCGGAATCATTGACTTTAGCTGCGCAGTTATTCATCTGCTGTATTAGTTCTGCTTGCCCATTGTGGACTACTCGAGCATTGACCAAGCCTTCAAGTAGATCTCCACAGGCTTTGTAAAACTGTTGCCCTGAGACATCCTCGGTAATAACCCCAGCATTGGCTAGGCGATCTGCAATAGTTTGAGTGGCGTACTTGTCAAAGCAGACTAGGCGCGGCTTATAGATGTCGCACCATGCCTTTATACTTGCTGCCATCTTTAACTCATCAATAGCAACTTGCGAGCTGTAAGTCTCTAGGATCCCGATGCCAATCCTCCCATCTGGGAGAAGTTGTCCTGCGACCAATGATCCGTTCCTGCGTGAAGGACTGACATCGAAACCAAACACAGTATAAACCCCAACAGCCATTTCAAGGCTGCTATCCGATGTTTCTTCTAATACGCCATGAGGCCATGGACTACTTAGAGAATCGATCCACTGACAAAGCGTTTCAGTCCGCGTGTTTTCAATAGGAGATGTAGCAATCGCTTCTTCAATCGCTTCCTCCGTAATTGTGTACCCCAGTGAGGGGTTAGCCAAAGCCCATGCATCGCGATCAGTTATCTTGCAGTATTGAGGAGCTGAGTATTCATAGAATCCGAAAGACTTTGGCGGATAGTCAATAGCTCGTTCTCGTAGGTCGTTAAGGACAGTGCTAAAAGCGTCTCCTGCATTAGAGGTAAGAAGCGTTTGAGAGTTTGGATGAGCTCTAGTCGTAGGAGTAGCAGCTCTAAATCCATCTTCTGTGATTTCTCGGACTTCATCGATATAGAGGAGGCCGTTGACACTTCTGCCGCGAGATCCGTCTCTAGTTGCTGCAACAACATCGAGCCTTGCTCCAGATAACATCTCAATTGACTCTGTGCCGTTAGCGTGTCTGATTTGTTTAACGAATCCTTTAAGGTGGTCATTTGTCTCCAATAGGTGAGTGACTTGTCTGAAGGTGTCCAGAGCCATGCTTCTGTTAGAGGACATGATTAGGACATTGGTTTCCCACTTAATTAAGTGCGCCAGTATCAACATTCTGGCTAAGTGAGTCTTGCCATTCTGTCTGGCTACGAGAATGAGGTTTGTCTTGCGTATCCATGAGCCTTTCTTGTCCACAGTAAGTATGTCTTTGAGGACAAACTCCTGCCATGGCAATAGAGGGATCTTTACAATCTCACAGAGATCTTTTACATCTTGCAGCTTGGAATCGCCCTTGAGAAGTGGAGTGTGAAGCCTTGGTTTGGTTGCCCCTCGTACGGCTTTGGACTTTTTGGGCTTAGTTGTCATTGACTCGGAT